ACATATTTTTTAGTAGCAGCATGTAAGTCTAAAGTAGGGGCTCCATCCAATGTTAGTTTTCCAGTCATTGTATCGCCATATCTATTGACCTTATCTGAAATAGTGGCAGTTTTATCATCCACATATTTTTTAGTAGCAGCATGTAAGTCTAAAGTAGGGGCTCCATCCAATGTTAGTTTTCCAGTCATTGTATCGCCTGATTTATTAACTTTACTGGCGTAAAGGTCTGTAATGTCAGTCTGACGACCAAAAATTGCTCCTAATATTTTATAGGTAGCTCCACCACCAGCACCTGGTCTAGCTAATGGAATGTAATCAGTGTTTTCAAGTAAAGCAGCTGAAGGAAGTTCTGAAATTTTTACACCTGGCATATGTTTATTTAATATAATTAATCATATGTCTTGTTTAAAAAACATACCAAACGTTCATGCCTCTAATACTGCAGGCAATATTGGAAATAATTTTCCTCTTGTCCGAGATGAAGATAAATGCTCTCAGGCTCCTGACTCTTATTTAATTACAGAAGAATCCGTTAGACCAACGGATGTAGACCCTATATTTACGGAGCAAGCATTATACATTGCTGTGTAAAAAATTACAATAAATAGCATATCTCGGATGAAAATTATTTGTTAATAGATAAATAACTGTAACTATATTATGGGATTAAAGTTTTTAACCACAGAATTACACGAAGAACTAGACTTTCTCGTTGAAGAAAAAAATTCATCCGAGCCTCAAAAATATTACATTACTGGTCCTTATATGCTTGCCAATGAGCGAAATCAAAATGGCCGTATATATCAATTAGATGAAATGACAGGGGAAGTTAGTCGTTATATGAACGACATGGTTAAAACCAGAAGAGCTATCGGGGAAATGAATCATCCTCAATCTACTGAAGTCAATCCTGTAAACGCTTGCCATTTAGTTACCGAACTAAAACAACACGGTAACTATTTTATGGGCAAATCTTTAATTCTAGACACTCCGATGGGTCAGTTACTCAAGTCTCTCGTGAAGGATAAGATACAAATGGGTATTTCTACTCGTGGTCTTGGCAATCTTACTGAATCCAGTAGTGGCAAAAAAGTAACCAACTTTCATCTTATTTGTCTTGATGTCGTCCATCAGCCCTCAGTCCAAAACGCAATGTTAGAGTCAATTCTCGAATCTAAAGAGTGGTTGATAGGAACAGATGGCAGAATAATGGAAGTATCAGCTAATGCTTATACAAACCTTAAAGAAAATCTTTCTAAACTACCAAAGCGGGAAACTGAACTCTTTTTAAAAGAGCAACTTATGACATTCATCAGTTCACTTAAATCCTGCAAATAATCTTATGGAAACAAAAGACATCAAAACATTCGTTGCTAATTTAGCTGACAAAAATTACAGCTCTGCAAATCTATCTTTGCAGAAGGTAATTGAAAATAAATTAAAAAATAGAATTAAAAATAGTATCGTCACTAAAAAATAAAACAAATTAGATAAATAAATTACATCACCATGATCAAGAATATTCTCAACGAACAATTTAAAGATCTGATTTCTGAAGAAACCCTCAATACCATTGAGGAAGCATTCAATCAGGCAGTCGAAGAAAAATCAAAAGAAAAAATTCAACTTGAGTCAGAAGGCTTGAAACAAAAGCTTGACGAGTCTTATACTGCAAAGCTCGAGCAAATGGTTGAAAAGATTGACGAAGATCATACTTCAAAATTAAAGAAGTTGGTTGAAGCCATCGATACTGATCATGCAATTAAACTCCAAAAGCTTGTCAAAGGCATTGACAAGAAACATACTGAAATGCTAGAGCAGGTCATTGAAAAGTATGAAGGACAAATGGTAGAAGAAGCAAAAGGCTTCCAAGAGCGTTTAGTCGAAGAAGTTTCTAACTATCTTGATTTGTACATTGATAAAAATATTCCAACAGAACAAATTGCTGAAGCAGTTAACAACATTAAAGCTGTCAAGCAATTAAATCAAATCCGTCAAATTGTTGGCATTACCGAAGAATTTGTTGATTCGGAAGTTAAAGAAGCTCTAGTTGATGGTAAAAAAACCATTGATTCGCTTCGCGCTGAATTGAATGAAGCTCTTAAAGAAAATACTCAATTGAACGTTCGCGCCAACAAAGCAGAGTCTCAAATCCTTCTTGAGCAAAAGACTTCGGATATGCCTTCTGGTAAAAAACAATTTATTACTAAACTTTTAGGAAACAAAGCTCCTCAGTACATTGAAGAGAACTTCTCTTATGTAGTTGAGATGTTTGAAAAGGAAACCCAAGAAGAGGTTGACTTAATTAAGGAATCCGTAAAAGAACAATTTGTAAAGACCCCTCAGGTCGATCGTCCTCAAATCATTGAGGAAAAACAAGAATTTAACAATGAGATTGAACGTGCTGGATCAGGTGATCAAGTAAACGGCTATCTGAACGAGATGAAGAAACTTAACAGATTTGCTAAGTAATTCACTCACAATAAAAAAGGAAAAACTACCAAACAAAATATTATGGCTAACTTAATGCATATTAACAAAGATTACGCTGAGCAACTCGTCGAAAAGTGGACACCAGTCCTCGACTTCAAGTCCGACAAAGTTGCTGAGATTACTAACGAAACGACACGCTTGAACACTGCTATCCTTCTTGAGAACCAAGAGAAGTGGTGCTTACGCGAAGGATCCAATAGCGCTGCTACCGGTGGTGTTTTCGGTGCCCATCAAGGTACCGCATCAACATTCTCTGGTGACAACTACGCTACTGGTGACGCTCGTTTGCCAAAAGTCCTCATTCCAATGATTCGTCGTACTTTCCCCGAGCTCATCACAAATGAGATCGTCGGTGTACAACCAATGACTGGACCTGTTGGACTTGCCTTCGCAATGCGCTACAAGTACGAAGATTCGGCCCTTGGCTATTCTTCTACTGGTGGAGATGGATCCCTTGGATCCCAAAGCGTTGGTGGAAACACAGCTCTTTCTAATGGAAAAGAACTCGGTTACAACTACCTCAACACAGCCTTTACTGGTGCTTCTTCTGCTGCTCTTTCGGGCAATGCAGAATGGACCAATATGGCTGAAGATGCAGGCGTTGGAGCTTTGATTTCTCAATTCGAGCTTTCCTCGAAGATTCCTCAGATTACAGTTTCGTTTGAAAAAACAGCCGTTGAAGCACTCACTCGTAGATTGGCTGCTAAATGGTCTGTTGAGCTCGAACAGGATCTTAAAAATATGAACGGTATCGATATTGATGCTGAGCTTACTAACGCTATGTCGTATGAAATCCAGGCTGAAATCGACCGCGAAATGATCGCGCGTATGATTCAAGTCTGTCTCAACGCTGGTGCTGGTGTTGGTTATTCCACATGGTCTGCTATCTCTGCTGATGGTCGTTGGTCTGGAGAGCGCGCTCGTGACTTCTACAACAGAATCGTTGTTGAAGCCAACCGCGTTGCTATTCGCAATCGCCGCGGTGCAGCTAATTTCATTATTGCTACACCCCGTATTTGCGCAATCCTCGAGACTCTTCCTAACTTCACATGGATGCCAGTCAATGGTAATGTAAACACCCAGCCTGTTGGTATTGCTAAGGTCGGTTCGGTAGGAGGTCGTTTCCAAATCTATCGTGACACTCGTACAGAAGCCCAGATTAACTCTGGTTATACTGCATCTAATGCAGGTGGTGGTTATTCAACTACACGTACGAAGCCCGTAGATTACGCATTGCTCGGTTACAAGGGAGCAGAATATTATGACAGTGGTATCGTCTACTGCCCATACATCCCTGTAATGGTTCAGCGTACAATTGGTCCAAACGACTTCAGCCCACGTGTTGGCTTACTCACCCGTTACGGTGTTGTAGACCACATCTTTGGCTCAAGCTTGTACTATCACCTCGTGATTTGCACAGGCCTTGGACAATCGTTCGTTCCTGGTACAGCTGCTACATACCTCTAATACAGGTATTAGCTCTCAAACAGCTAACTTCAGAAACCCGGTCGAAAGGCCGGGTTTCTTTTTTACTCAGTTGATGTTTTCTTAATGGTCAGTAAAATATATAGCAATGAGTAAGAATACCAATCAAGCAGGAAAAGGAGACTCTCCCCGGCCGGTTAAAAAGAAAACGTTTGATGAAAACTTTGATAAAATTATTTGGAATCCCTCTGCAATCAATAACCCAAATATTATCAAAAAAGGAAAAAAAACTTACAAGTACTAACTGCAGTTGATCTCTAGTATCTTGTCGAAATAGATAGAAGAAACTTTGCTTGGCATTTTAGGCAAATACTCAATATTGAGAGATTTTAACCGATAGTCATAAAACAATAGCCCGTCTTGTTTATAATTTTCAGCTTTAAACGGATAAGGCACGTCTATGTTTTCTTTTGTGTTTTTTTCCGTTTGAATTGTCAGTTGAATAAAAAAGTGAAATCTACGAAACAGTAACAATTTTCCTCTTTTTATAACTTTGTTGTTAACAGAAATTCTGACATCTTTTTGCAAACAAGACATCAAAAAAGACTCTCCAGGAATTTCGCTTATATCCTCTATATTGATTTCTTCTGAGATCATGTGTTCATAAACTGAGCTTTTTGCTGGCTAGACATATCATTTAGTCGCTCATAAAAATATTTCCAAAAAGGAGCGGGATCTGGATTTGTTTTAATAACTGCAATGACTTCTACGTCATTACAATTAATCATGCGAAAGTTTTGCATAAAAATGTCCCACGCTACAACTAGGTTTTTTGCAGCAGGATCGTATTTTAAAGAACTAGTTGGCGGGGCATAGTTTAAAACTCGTTTACCAGGAGCAGAAAGCAAAAGTTTTTGATCGTTAGTACAAAGCATTCTTCTGTAACCATTAAAGCCAGGTTTTTCTATTCGACGTTGAAAACGTAATTCAGCTGCATTAGTCTGAAGTAGCATCCACAACGCTGTTCTCCCGAGACGCATTAGGCTTTTGGTTTACAAATACCAAAAATTCTTTCTTCGTTTAAAAAGATGTTAAGCTTTCCATTCTTTTGGATACCTTTAATACCTTTATCTCCAGGAAAGATGACATGATGTCCAGCCTTAACTTGCTTAGTGTTTGGTCCAGCCATTACAACTCTTCCTACCCTCCATGCCTTATTATCAACCACTTCTTCTGGAAGAATAATGCCGTTTCTAATCAAACTCCTACCATCTTCCGCAGTATCCGCGTACACGACTTGAATAACATCTCCCAAAAGCTCGGTAATCTCAAAGTCCTCAGGCAGAGGACAGTTTTGGTAAGGG